GAGGGACGAATTTCTTTGTGGCCATTGGGGGCTTTCAGCTTGGTTCAGAAAGGAATGACAAGGTCGGAGACAGCGCAGTCTGCCACGGCCAAATCGGACACACCGTTGCGGCCCTGTACGGTGCAGTGTGGATTCGCATCCCCACCATCAGCAAAGGTACGCGCCCAGGGTACGCCCGTAAGCTCTCGGACCCCACGGAGGAAGTCCTGTGGGTTGCGAACTTCCTTGTGATGCTTGCAGACCCGGAAGTTGTCCCAGGTTTTCATCGCATCGGAAGATTTTCGCTTCGCTCCGCACAGGTCGCAGTAGAAGTTCCACTGCCCATCGGCGTAGAAGTCGGCCTGGCCCATGGGGCTGCCCCTTTCAGAAGTTGGTGAGCTGGATGGCAGTGCCGATTAGGGTCTGCACAGAACCCGAGCTTTGTGTCGATTGTAGCGTGTTTCCCGAAAGGGCGATGGACTGCGAGGGTGCGTTCCAGTTCACAACGATGCGAGCACTGGTGCCGTCCATTGCCACAAGGGCAAAGGCCTGGTAGTTTACCGCGTCAGAGACAGGTCCGATGCTGACCGCACAGAGCCAGAGGCCGCGGGAAGGGGGCAGGATGAGGACATTGGTAAGTGTAGCAGTGGCTACCGCCGACACCTGGGTATCAACACGCTGACCGTAGACCCGGCTGGTGAGCTGAGTGAGCCACTTCTCAACCAGTCCGAGTTCCTTCCCCATCGGAGGAACAGGGCTGAGACTTGCCCGCGTGACAGGAGAGATGGCCATTTTCAGTATTCCCAGGCTGTCGCATAGCCCATGGAATGCAGAAGGGGCAGCTGCTTCTCCAAGCGGTGGCCAATGTCAGTCCGGTACATGGGACTGTTGGGGAGTTCCAGCGTCTTCACGATCTTGTAGGCACGCTCAGCAGCCTTGCTGATGAGTTCGTGGCGACCGCTGGCAACGTAGACGTAGTCTCCAGCGGAGACCAGCATCTTCTCCATGCGGAGCTTACCATTGTGCTCACTGGGGGCCTCCCCGAGCTTCATTTCAGCGGGGTGGATGTTCGCTCGATTGCTCTCGTCCATGCCCCAAACTGGAAAGCCCGTCACTTCCTTCTTCGTCAGTCGAGTGTAGGGAAAATCAGGGATTGCAACGACAACTCCGACGGCAGTCTGAAGGTGGGGGTCGAAGCAGTCCCGGCCCTGGAGCAGCTCGCACATCCATTCGACGGGTTCGGGATGGAGAGCCTGCTGGATCTGGAAGAGGGGCCAACCAGGACGGGTTGTGAATTCGAGAGGCCACGGATTGCCCTGCTTGTCGATAATCACAGCCACGTCGATGTAGCCAGTGAAGCCTTGGCGGTAGAGTTCGCCTTCCAGGGGGATGAGCATCTGTTCCGCGAGCTTCGACTGCTCAAGCGTAACGTAGCGCATGCAGGTGCCCATCTCCCCTGTGTTCACTCCCACATCGCTGTTCATCAGCTTCTTGAACTCGAAATTTTCGAGGAAGAACTGAGAGAAGCCGCCGCGGCCGAACCAGCCACCGACTGCCATCTCGATGCCGGGGATGAATTCCTGCAGGATGAAGGGTGCGCGCTTGCGGTCGGAATGCTTCCAGTAGTCCAACATGTATGCCATGTCGGCAGGTCCTTTGGAGACATAGCTGAGGGCCTTGTCGGCATCGCCGCTGGGCTTGCTGACGAACCGCTTCATGCTGGAGCGGACCATCCGCATCGCATCATCGTAGGATGTGAACTCGTGACTGGGGATGGTCGCAATGCCGGCGTTTGCTAGGATTGCTTGCCCACAAGCTCGGTCCAGTTCCCACGCAGTCGTCTCCATGTTCGGACCAAAGATCGGAAAGCCCTGAAGGCGGTAGGCTTCCAGCTGCTGAATGTACTTCGCATTGTCGCTGACCATGATGAAGTCGGCCCAACGCATGTGAGGCTTCCAATCGGGCACCTTCTCCAGCAGGCCGTCCCCGACTTGAGAGCGGGTGCCGTCTTTGCAGGGTCCCATGAACACGCGAACTTGGTGGCCAGCGACTTCGCAACGAAGAGCGAAGTCCAGGAAAGAGCTGGTGGCGTCGATAAGGAGGATCTTCACAGGGTACTTTCGTTATTGGGGTGGATTACTCGGGAGTAATGTGCCTCGATTATCCTACTTCTCATACCAGCGCTTACCACGCCATTTGTCCAGACCCTCATCAGCCGGTGTCGGAGGCAGCACCTTGCCTTCGCGGCGCTGCGTATCCCTATCGGCTTCTTTGGAGAGGGTTTGCGATCCGACCACAATTCCAGCGTCGAAGCCCAGCCGCTTCAAGTCCAGAAGGGTTCCTTTGGGCAGCTTCGGGCCCTCGGCCTTACGGGCAACATCCGCCAGGACCTGACTCATTTCAGGATTCAGGAGTGCCTCTTCACGAATGCGCGCCATTTCTTCAGTTCGGAGCTTGAGGGCAAGTTTGCCACCCAGGTCGAGAGCTGCATACCCTTTGCTAACCCCCATCGGAGTGTTCAACCCCCTGATGCGGCTAAACCAGCCCTTGCCGGTCGTACCTGTGAGCCGCTCAATGGGGTCCTCAGCCTTGCTCAGCTCCACATATGTAGGGGCCTTTGACCGTCCAGCAATCTGCTCCGCTTCGGCGATGGTCATCAGATTGTCCCAATGCTTCGGGCCGAGAGCATCCATCACAGGCTTCAGGGTCTTTTCATTGTCTTTCAGAAACTCGAAGCTCTTGTCGCCGTACTTCGCTGCTGTCATGTCCACGATGCCACGGGCCAGGGAGGCTCGGCTTTCCGGTGTCATTGCACTTGTGAGCAGCGCCTTGAAAATCCGGGGGTCGGTCAACCCTGCTTCTACCAGCTTATTCGGGTCCTGGGCACGAGCAGCAGCCGCCATAACCGTTCTCCGGTCATACTTGGACTGCATCACCTTCAGTTCCCGCTTCCTGTCCACTAGCGCCCCTGCGGTGTCGGTAGTCGCCTGGAGCTTGGCACGGAGTTCGGGCAGCTCCTCCATCGCCCGTGCATGGGCCTTCATCCAGACAGCAGCTCCTTTGGGATTGAAGTCGCCGTTTGCGTCCACTGCCGCACGGCTGTAACTGTCGGTCACACCGTCGTGCAGTAGCTTTGCCGCCCGTTCATCCCGACCGTAGACTGCGAAGAAGTCCTCCAGGCCCTTGGCCTTGTCCCCCGTGCGCAGAAATGCTTTGTCCACGAGGTCTTCAGCATCCGTCTTGAAGCCCTTCTTGCCGTAGGCTCCGACAGTCCCGCCCGCCCCTTGCTTGAAGGTCTTGCTGTATTGCGTATAGTCCTGATTGAAGGTGCGAAACTGTTCCCCGAGTTGCCCAAACTCAGGTCCGTTGTACTTGTCCACCTTCTGCTTCAGCATGTCCTTCACGATGTTGACCTTCCGGGCCTTGTCCACCTGACCCGCGGCGACAAGGTCCATCCACTGTTTGTTGGTTTCCTTGTACAGGGAATGAAGGGTCTCGAAGTTGGCCTCAGTGTTGCCGGGAGTTCCAGGGACAGTCTCCATCCGCCGGATACCACTTTTGCCCATCACAGCTTTCTGTGTAGCCTTGGTGCCTTCGGGGAATTCCTGCAGAATCTTGCTAAAGACGCCGGGCATGTCCTGGAAGGTCTCCCGATCCGCTCCCCTCAGCCTCTCCACCGCCTGCCGAACATCAGTCATGTCTTCCCGCACACCCATGCGCTCAGCAGTGGAGTAGACCTGGGACACCTGCCTGTTCAGCACTGCCTTCGTCTGCTCCTTCTTAGCCCAGTAGAGGTCACGAAGCTCCTCCCCGATCAGTCCTTTGTCAACCGAGCGCTGGTATTGGTCGGAGAGGGCTGTCAGCTGCCGCTCCGTGGTCTTCATTTGTTCCCGAAGGATGCCGCTGTCCACACTGTACTTTGCCCGCGCACCCTCATTCAGCGCAACTTCCTGCTTCGGGAAGGCACCCTCGGTAAACTTGTCGATTGCCATTCGGTTGCGGGTGTCGATTGCAGCAGCACGAGACTGGGCTTCGGGGCTTTTCGTGCTGACCTCCTTGGTCATTGCCACAAGACCAGGGGCGTCGGATTGTTGCGCGATGTTGGGCTGAAACCCTTCCATCCGCTTCATGACCGCGGCCGCTCGGCCGATGTTTTCCTTGCTGGTGGGATTTGCCTCCAGTGCCTTGTTGATATCGGCCTGGACGAGGACTTTGGCAGCATCCGTCTGCTTGCTCTCGTCCCGAAAGTCTTTGACCTTTTCCGCTGCCAGTCGAGAACCTTGTGTGGCTCGGGCGAGGCCTTCAGAGGCGATTTGCACACCCTTGGGACCGAACATACTGCCGAACATCTCGCCAATTTGCCCACCCTGTTCTTTCGTCAGTCCGAGGGAAGGGCCAAGATGCTCGCCCAGTTCCTTTCCCTCCACCGAGCCCATGCCAGCGGCAGTAGCTCCGCCAAACTCAGCCAGGGCAGTGAAGAGTTTTCGTTGGGCAGTGGCGACGGTGCCTGCGCCTGGGATCAGACTTCCACCGACAAATTCAGCGATGCTGCCCAGGTACTCATTCGCCTTGCTTTCCCCACCCCACTGGTCTTTGGGCATGGGAACTTCCAGGTTCTTCCCGCCGTCGTTGATGCGCAGCAGGCCCTCGATGCCCCTCTTGGCCATCTTGTAGCCACCAATGTTCTCCTGATCGGGCTTGTTTCCAAGCTGCGTCAGGAGCTTCTTGTTCTCAGCCTTCTGTTCATCTGTCAGAGGCTTGCGAACGCCCATTGCTTCACCGAGAGCGGCTGCCGGACGGGTCAGCTTCTCCATCCCTCCAAGGGCAGTGTCCAGTCCAGCCTGAATGAGGTCAGTACCGAAGGCAGGAAGGGCCAGCGTTCCAGCCGCACCCTGCTTCATCCTGTCAAGCATATATGGAATGGCACTCTCGGGCTGCTTCGGCGTCGGCTTAGCATCCACAGTGAAGCCTTCGGGCAGGTCGCCGCCTTTTGCTTCCACTGGCTGGTCAACGGTGAAGCCCTCAGGCAAGCTGCCTTCGGCCCACTTGGGCTGCTGCTTCACATCGGTTGCCATTTGCCATCCTTTCTGATCATTCTTGCCCCGTTGGGGCCAGTTGCCGTGCTGCCGTCCGGGGCATCGTTCGCCGTCAGGACCGGCTTGGGGGTTGTCGGAAGGCTGGGAGAGGTTGCCCCGCGGCCGCCACCAGGGGAAGAGTCCTGAGAGCTGCGCTCGAAGTCACCCTGAATTTTAATATTCTCCGGGTCGAGGTCGAACTTCTCTGCCCGACGCTTCTGATCCTTCTCCAAGTTGCGCAGCGCAGGATCAATGGTCATTTTTTGCATCCCTGTGACCATCTCATAAATTTCCTTGCGCTCGCTTTCGGTGTAGCGTCCGGTCAGGCCTCTGGTAACGAAGCCTTCGATCCTGCCCATTGCACTGCCGAAGTTCTTGTTGTCTTTGTAATAGACGTTCGTTGCCCGGCCTTTCATCTCCCCGAGGAGACTGGTGAGGGACTGGCTAATCTGATTGTCGGCAACAGGGCTGTCCACTCGCAGAAGGCCGAGGACGTCTTCGCCCAAGCGCCTGTCCCGCAGCATTGGATCGGCCTGCTTCTGCAGGTCCTGATTGAGTTCCCTTGACTGACGAAAGCTGGAATTCTTTTTAGCATCCGTTACTTTGTCCGCTCTGTCTCGTTCAGTAGACTCAAGAAGCTGCTTGCGGAGTTCGAGACCCTGCTCTCGCAGGGCCAGGTTTCCAGCTTGAATTGCAGCAGTTTGCGCACGAGCTTCACGACGGTCAGCTTGCCTTTCCTCGAATTCCTTCTTCCGTTCGTCTTCCTTCTGGTCGAATTCCCGGCCCTTCTCCAGCGCCGCAACCCGCTCCTTCCCGGACATGCTGGCCATCTGCTGATTCTTGGCCCAGGCAGCAAAAGCCGGGCTGTTCACGTCCTTGGGGATCTTGGAAGGGTCGACTCCCGCGGCAACCGCAGCCTTCCCGAGAGCCAGAGTGTTTTCCGGTGTGGGGCTACTAATGTATTCGGAGGCAACTTCAGCCAAGGTTTCCTTCTTGGCCTGTTGTTCTTTTTGCTGCTCCATGAACAGCTGCTTGGAGCGGTCGGCAGCGGCCGCAGCCATCTCACTCATCCGCCTGGCACCCTCGAAGTTGCCCTGGCCGAGGGCCTTCGCCTCGGCCCCCTGCCACATTTTGATCTGCTGAGCCGAGTCCTGAATGGGCTGGGTTTCCGCAGCCTGCTGGGTTTGGATCCACTGACCCAGTTCGGCCTCATCCTTCGTCCGCTTTTGCATGGCAGCGGCCTGCATCTGACGAAGTTGAGCTTGAGCCTGCTTGTCCTTGGCCTCCGCTTTCGTCAGATCGAGGTCAGCATTGAGCTTTTGCCCCTCAAAGTTCGCGGCAAGGGCCGCTGCAAAGGAAAGTCCTGCCATCAGATGCTCCGATCAGAGGTAGGGAGTGACACCAGCCGCAGCTCCTGTGTCACTGTAGTTGGAGAGAGCATAGCCAGAATAGTCAGTGGGAGTGCTGGAGCCACCACTGCTGAAAGCATTCGTGGCGATGTTCTTGATTGCACCAGTGATCGGATCGATGATCTGCTGCACCGGCAGCACCAGCCGCCTGCTGTTGTTGCATGAGTTGACCAGCGGCAGCAGGACTTCCCACGGTCGCACCAGACAGGGTCGCCAAACGATTATAGCTCTGCTGGTAGGCGTCTTGATTGAACTGGTTCATCGCCTGCACATTGGAGAAGGTCTGCTGGCGCTGGAGGTTGGCGAACTGATTCGCAGCAGACTCCGCCGTGTTCTCCGTTCCAGCACGGGCGAACTGCGCAGCGAACTCTTGTGAGGCAGCACTTTGGCCGTAGTCCATCAGGGCAGTGGCAGCGTTTCCACTGTTTAGGAGACCGGAAGCTGCCTTGCTCGCCGACACGGCTCCGATGCCCTGGGAAAGTCTCCAGGCATAAGAGGGGTCGGTGGAGTTGAACTGATAACCCGGTGTGAGCATCTGCTGCATGAGCTGAAGGCCCTGGGTCGACGTAGGAGCGTTGGCAACGGCATAATCACCAGCGTTCGTGTTGGTTACTGGGGTGGATATGAGCTGCTGAAGCGGTGCAGCATACTGTGCCCGCTGGGAGGCAAAGGGATCGGCCGCGGAGGCAACACTGCCCGTGCTCGTAGGGCTCGCATACCCGCCAGTGCTGCCGGATGACCCCCCGCTGCCCAAAATCTGCCCAACGGCATAGGAGCCTACGGCAGCAGCAGCACCGCCGGCCAAAGCGGCACCAATCGAAACTCCACTGATAGCGAGAGCCATAGGGTTTCCTCAGTTTACGTTCATTAATTGAGGCAGATTACACCGTTGTAATCCGCCTTGATTATTCCTGCGCTCTCTCACTGCCTGAATCAGCTTATGTTCTTCAGGATAGGAGAGCCACTCCTCGATGCCTTCCAAGGACTTCTGATTCGTCCAGTGGATATTGAGCCAGATGGTGTCCTCAAGGGCCAGTCCAATGCGCTTCTTCCCGGCCTCTGCCCAAAAGCGATTGTACCCCGACAGGTGGCGCATACCGCTGTCGGTGCTGACCAAAATGCTCCCCAGGCTCATGCATTCGTGCTCCAGTCTGTGTACCGCACCCGTTAGGATGCAGCCAGCAGGGATAAAGATGGCCCGGTAGTAGCGATCAGCTTCAATCCAGTGCAGCAAGGGAAAGTCCACTTGAGGCTGCTGGAGCAGTTCTGCCTCCATGCTCCGAATGCGTTGCTGAAGGACTTGCATCAGATCGTTCATCAGGCACTCCCCATTTCCACCAAGCACTCCACGGCGCGAATCTCCAGCAGGTAGTTCCCCGAGTAGCGGAAGCGGAGGCTGCGGATGTAATAGCTCCCCAAGCGGTTGTACATCTTCCGTTGCTGACTCAAGTCGATCGCAAAAGCAGTGCTGTACGTCGCATAGTCGTCGTTGCTGTAGTCGCACAGGATTTTGTCAGGGATTGTATTGCCCCACAGGGACAACTTCCGCATGAACTTCCGATAGGCGGTCTGGGAATCCATCGGAAAGGTGCGCATCTCGCAGGCAATCGGCCCGGTGTAGTCGGTGTAGACTGTCGGGAGCATCTGCGACATGGCCAGGTCAACGCCGGCGATGTAGTTTTTCCAGGCAGTTTTTGCCACGAACGGCCCTTCCACTCCGCTGATGGTCGAGGACCACTGCTGCCATTCCTTCGTGT